AAGGCGTTACTGCAAGATGCAGCGACAACAAGCAACGGCCCAGATTCTTTATTTAATGATGCAAGCGTAATTACTGGCACTGGATCTTTATCAAAAGAAGAACTATTTGAAGCTGAAAGGTTAATCTTAAATGCAAACTACAACCCTTCTACAGGGAGATTTGCATATTTATTTAATGCTGGTGGCCTAGCAGCCTTAAAGAATGAAGCAGGGATTGACTATGTTGCAGCTTTTGCTGATTTTGCTAACAAGCAAGCCAACGGCTACAAGTACGGAGTTTCTTCTAATGTAGGTGTAAAAGGAACACCTTACAGCGAAGCAATGTTGTTTGGTGATTATAGCGATATACACTTAGCGACATTTGGCGGCTTAGATATTATTTCTGATCGTTACACAGATGCACACAAAGGCTTATCTAGGTTAGTTGTTGTTTCTTTAGTGGATGGTAAAGCAGCACACACAGATAGCTTAGTGAAATTCACAAAAGCATAATAATTATTTAAGGCGGTGTAGAAGCCGCCTTATTTTTAAACTTACACAATGGCGCAATATTCAAAAATTACAGAATATACAGGAACAGAAATAATAAGCAGAACACAGGCTAAAGAATACCTAAGAGTAGACTTTACTACTGATGATGATTATATTACTGAACTTATAAAAATTGCCAGAGTACAAGTTTTAAAGGACACGAACCAGGTAGTAGTAGAAACAAATATAACAGAGTACCTAAGCCAATGGCCTAGTAGTGATGTTATTACTTTACAATTTCCAGGAGAGATAACAAACCCAGCACTAAAATACTGGGATGTTGATAATACAGAAAGAACGCTAACACATAACACAGATTATAGAGTAGTATCAAACATGGGCTTAACTATGTTAGAGCTTGTTAAAACCTTTCCTTTGTATGATCGTATAGATGCAATTAATTTTAGGTATGATGTAGAGCCAGACAATGAAGATACTATAAGGCCTTTAAAGATAGCAATGTATATGCTTATACAGCACTATTACGATAATAGAAGCGCTGTCTCTTTCTTGAAAGCTGAAGAAATGCCTTTAGGCTATAAGTCAATTATTGCAAACTATAAAAACTATCTTTTGTAATGGTACAGCCAGGCCAGTTTAGACATAAGACAACTATAAGCACAATAACAGAGAGCCAACAATCTGACTATGGTGATTTTGATACTTACGCAACTACTACAGATGTAAGATTTGCTAAAGTAAAATGGCTACCAGGTGCTGAGAGTATTGAGGCTGATGTTATTAGTTTAGTTAAAAACATAGAATTTACTTATAGGTATGAAAGCCTAACTAAGTTTATAGATAGGATAGATTTTATTACTTATGATAGTGAAGTGTACTATATTAAAAGTGTAGAGTTTAAAGGTGCAGGCAACCAACAGCTAGTAGTAATAAAAGCACACACAGCGCAAAACTAATGATAAGGCCTACAGCATCCATAACAGGAGATAAGCAGCTTGATAGAGTTTTAAAAGAACTAGGTCAAGAAGCTATTAAGGATAGCCAAATAAAGCAAGGGCTTAGAAAATTAGCTAAGCCTGTTATTGAAACAATGAAAAAAAAGGCTAAGGCTAAAAAACAAGGAACAAAAGAACTTGCTAAAAGTATAGGAGTAATAAGAAGAGTCAGAAGTAAAAAAGGAAAACCTTTTATTTTAGTAGGACCTAGATATTACTTTACATCTTTAAAACACCCTGTTGATATCGTAGAGTTTGGCCGAGATAAATACAAAGTAGATTTTGATGGAAAAAAGTTTGTGCAAAAAACATTTGATGAACATAAAACAAAACTATTAACAGACTTAAATAAAGAAATTGTTAAGTTGTTAGATAAGAAACTAAAAAAGCTACAGGCATGAGCGCAACAGAAGGCTTAAAAATAGGGAAGGCTGTATTTTACATTCTAAGCAACGATGCAACGCTTTTAAATGTTACAGGCATGAGCGCCGCAAAGATCCAGCCTGCGCCTTTAAAAGAGCAAAGCGGATCGAATGTAGCAGTAGTCTATGAGTTTGATGCTGTTAATGCAGTAAACCAAAAGCGAGAGTATAGGCTACAAACAGCGCCTTTGTATATAGTAGATTTTACTTGTGAGTGCATTGCTAAAGACTACGGCACAAGCATATTAATAGCTGATGCAGTTGGGCAAGCTTTACAACAAGCAACTAGCAATACTTACAATAGTGTAAAAGTAGATGGCATAAACTTAACAAACGCCAGCGAAGGCTACAACAAGGCACAAAGATATTACAGCAAAAGCCTATCCTTTCAAGCAAGGGTATTGCTTTAACTAACTAAAATACTTAACTTTAACAACTAAATAAAAACAAAATGGCAACAGGACTAGTAAACGGCACAGACTTACTTTTAAAAGTAGGAACATCCGACAGCAACGAAGTTATCATAGCAACAGCTACCAGCTGCAGCTTAGAAATTTCTGTAGATGAAATTGATCAAACTAACAAAGACAGCGCCGCTTGGAAAAGTATAATACCAGGCACACGCAGTTGGTCAGTTAGTAGTGATGCACTTTATCAAAACGAAGCAACAACAAACAATGATTTTATTACTTTCTTTGCTAGAGTAGATAATCGTACTAAGGTTTATGTAGAACTAACAACAGCAGGCGCATCAAATGGTGATGCAAATGTGTTTTATTCTGGTGAGGCCTATGTAGCTAGCTTGTCTGTAAATGGTGGTACAGAAGATCAATCTACTTACTCTATTTCCTTAACTGGAACAGGCGCACTAGCAGAAACAGCTGTACCAGCTTAAGTATGAAAGCAACACCAGTAATAATTGCAGGCAAGGACTATCCTGTAAAGTATGGCTATGCTGCACTAAGGCACTTTAGCGATACCACAGGAACAACTTTAGGCGCTTTAGGTACACTAGGCGAAACCATGACCATAACACAGGCAATAGCTTTAGTATGGGCTGGCCTTAAAGATGGCGCAAGGGTAACAAATCAAGAATTTAATTTAGAGCTAGATGATGTTGCTGATTTGCTTGATGCTGATGATTCTGCAATGGAGAGAGTGCTTGCAGTATTTGGTGAGAGCCTTGCACCTAAGACTAAAAAAAAAGCACGCAAAAAGTAGAAAGGGAGAGCGAGCAGCAGACCTATGATGACTTAGAAGCTGTGGCCTATGGCTGGCTTAACTTAAGCCCAGAGCAACTGGACAACTTAACACCTAGAGAATTAAGTAATAAACTAGCAGGCTTTGAGAAGCTAGAAGAAAAGCGCAGCCAGGATGACTGGTACAAGTTTAGGATGCTAGCAAGCACATTACTTGCACCACATACCAAAAATGGCAGAGGTATAAAACCCGAGAAGCTTTGGCCTTTCCACTGGGAAAAGAAACAGAGCAAGGCAAACAAAATGAGCAAGCAAAGACTAGAGTACTTAGAAAGCAGATCTAAACTTTTGAAAAATGGCAGGTAAGAATGTAAACATAAAACTCGGCGCAAACATTACAGACTTTCAGTCTAAAATGAAGAAAGCGCAGAAAGGTTTTAAAAGAACTGCAGCCAATTTAAAGAAGGTAGGCAAGTCTATGACTATGAGCCTAACCTTGCCACTGGCAGCTTTTGCTGCCGCATCTGTTAAAGCATTTGACACACAAGCCAAAGCTGAAGCCAAACTAAGCACAGCGCTAAAAGGGAATAAAGAAGCCTTTAAAACTTTAACCGCACAAGCTAGAGAGCTGCAGAAGGTTACTATTTTTGGAGATGAAGAAACAATAGCCGCACAATCTATGCTGGCTAGTATGGGCTTAGAAACAGAAGCTATACAAAAACTTACACCACTAATCCAAGACATGGCAACCGCTAAAGGCATGAACCTTACAGCGGCGGCTGATCTTGTTGCAAAGTCAGTAGGTAGTAGTACAAACGCTTTATCCAGATATGGAATACAGATAGAAGGTGCAGTAGGATCTAGCGAAAGACTAGATACAGCAGTAGCAGCTTTAAGTGGTCAATTTGAAGGACAAGCAAAGGCAGCAGCGCTAGCTGGCGCAGGGCCGTTAAAGCAGCTACAAAACAGCTTCGGGGATCTTATGGAAGACATAGGAAAGATGCTTATACCAATACTTAAAAGTTTAGTGGGATATGTACAGACAGGTATTGATGCCTGGAACAGTTTAGATAAAGAAACAAAAAGGATAATTATAACCATTGGGATTTTGACCGCCTTAGCGGGCCCGCTTATTACTCTAGGCGGTGCCTTTGCTACTGTTTGGGCAGCGGCAACAGGGCCTGTTGGGTTAGTCATTGGCGCTATTGCACTAGTTGGTGCTGCAATAATTTATTTAATTGATAATGTTGAAGCCTTAAAAGAACGATTTTCTGATATAAGCTGGTGGAAAAATGCCATTATTTCTATGGTACAATTTTTAATAAATAGAAACCCTTTTAATCTATTAATAAAAGGAATTAATGCAGTAGCAAAAAAATTCGGGAGTGATCCAATCCCTGACCCTTTCGCAATGATGACGGATACATTGGAGGGTTTAAAGGTACAAACCAAAGAATATAAAAACGAATTTGGATCTTTTGGTGAAGCAGTAAGCAACGCAGCTACAACAGCAAAAGAAGCTTTATTTGGTATAGGTACAAGTCTTGGAGTAGGAACAGAGGTAGAAGGATCTGTAGTAGTTGCTGGTGTTTCTTTGGTAGAGATAGACACCGAAGAAATGGAAGAAGAAGCCGAGCAGATAGATACTACCTATGGTGATAGCCTTATAGCTTTAAAGGAGAAGATGACAGCCTTAAAAGATGCTACTAAAGAATTTGGCCTAGCAATGGTAAAAGATTTTGCAGGTAGTATGGCAAATGCTGTAGTAAGTGGTGAGAACTTTTTACAAAGCATGGCTAAAATATTTATAGACATAGCAAAACAAATTGCTGCAATGATTATACAAGCGGCAATATTAGCAGCCATATTTGCAATGATTCCTGGAATGGGGGCAGCACAAGCAGCAAGCGGTGGCGCAACAAGTTTTGCTGGCTTACTTACTGGATCATTAACAGGAAAAGCTGGCGGTGGATCTGTTGTACCAGGTCAGCCTTATATGGTAGGTGAGGCAGGCCCAGAAATGTTTATGCCTGGCCAATCTGGAACTATTATACCAAACGGAAACACAGGCGGCGGTATGAGTGGTCAATTTACTGTTAGTGGCTCAGATCTTATCTTAACAATAGATAACCAAATAGCAGAAGATACTAACGGCGCTGGCGCAAGCCTAGTAAACACAAGTATAGGATAATGAGCGCACTATATTTTACAAGCACTTTTATAAGTAAGATGGGGAATGTTACATACGAAGTAAACATAAAAGCCAAAACTCTTACAGCTGGAAATGATACAGAATTTAAGCTAACTAGTCAAGGCTTTAAATTAAAGTATGCTAAAGGAAAAGACACCAAGCTAGCAGGGATCAAGCCCAGTACTTTAAGCTTTGGTTTTATAGTAGAAAACGAAACCGACAAAGACCAACTAAACACAATACTTGCAACGCCAGAAGGTGAATACTATATTGAAGTAAAAAAAGGATCTGTTGTATACTGGACAGGCTGGCTAAAGCCAGCGTATGATAATTTTAATGATAGTGCTTTTCCTTATGTTATAAACATAAAGGCAACGGATAGCTTAGGAAGGCTTTTAAACAAATATAACAACGCCATCCAAACAGATGGCGCCGCAGATTATAAAGATCTATACAACCCTTTAGATCTATTCTTTAATACTTTTGATCTTACAAGCCTACCGCTTAGTGGTTATAAAGTAGCTACCTTATTTAGATGGTGGCCTGCAAACCTTGCCTATAGCACAAGTGTAAACGCAATGCGAAAGCTATTTTACAATAGAAATAGTTATGTAAGTGATGCGGTGAATTATGGAAATGTAATAAAAAACTATTTAACGGAGTTAAAAGGAGTATACAAGCCGTTTAATTTAAAAACTATATACGCAGAAAATAAATACTGGCTAATACAAGATAACGCACTAGATGATCCAGATCCGTATATATGGGTTAGTGATACACCAGGCCCAGCTCCAGCTTTTGAATTTAGAATTAATAATCAAGTTGGAATACAGCCGCTAAGTATTGATAATTCGCAGCCATTAAGCGGATTAAATGGCATAATGAAAGCAGGCGCACAATTTCGATATGATCCAGAACTAAACAGCGTAAGAGGTAAATACGTAAAAGGTAACACCTTTGCTACATTTGACACAGAGAACCCTTACAGCTCATTTACTACTATAGGCTTTGTCGAGCAAGGACAAACACAACTAAACTTAAATTTAAATGTACAAATAGTTGATAAATGGCTAAGTAGCGCAGTTACACCACACACAAACCAGTCAAGCTATTTGACAGGCTTAGTAACTTGTAAAATTAGAGTAGGTAACAAATACTTATCTAGTAATGGCATATACAATTCTAGTAGTACGATGGGCTGGGAATGGAACACTAACAGCGGATCTACTTTTAGCTTTGCTGTAGGTCTAGGATCAACCGCAACGGCAAGTGTAGAGAACTGGACACTATCAAACTTAGGCTTTCTTACAACCTATGCAGAAGATACACCTACAGGATATGATACAGCAAAAGCCAATATCTTAGTGCAGAATCTAGCTTTGCCGCCTTTGGATGTATACGGAGAATGTCAGTTTACAATGAGCGGAGCAATTATATACTGGCAGCTACCGAGTGCAACTATTGTATATAATCCAGATGATTATTTTACAAATATATTTGCAGACCTGGCTACAAACCAGATGCCAGTAAGTACAGGCCTAAACAATACAGACACACCAGATAGTAGAACGCTTACTTTACTAACTACACCTCTGTTACCTAATATACAGAATGGCGATA